AAAAGAATTTGGTGCAAACCCGTTTTCTATTCTAGACACAAAAGATGGATTGTGGCAAGCTAGAAAAAAGAAATGGATTGGGCTAGGCATTCAGTCAGAAGTTGGTCGCGATGCCGTAACTTATCACATGAAAAATTGGGCAGACAAAAAAGGTGAAGAAGGTACTTTACGAGGAAATAAATTACCAAGTGACACTTCTATATTCGACCCAGTTCTTTGTGAGTTAATTTACCGTTGGTATTGCCCAAGTGGAGGAAAAATTCTAGACCCGTTTGCGGGAGGTAGCGTTCGCGGAATCATTGCAAATTATCTTGGTTACCATTATACTGGTATAGATATACGACAAGAACAAATAGATAGCAACATAGCGCAAGCGAAAGAAATACTAGTAGATAATATACCGACATGGTATTGCGGCGATAGTAATATTGTTCTCGACCAAATTAAACAACAAGATTTTGACCTTGTTTTCACATGCCCTCCGTACGCAGATTTAGAAGTTTATAGCGATATTCAAGGAGACATATCAAACATGGATTATGATGATTTCATATTTACTTTTGAAAGCATTATGCGTAAAGCATGTAAATTACTTAAAGTAAATGGAATGGCCGTAGTTGTCGTCGGTGAAGTTCGTTGTAAAAAAGGAAATTATTACGGGTTCACGGCAGACACGGTTAAACTTATGCAAAGATGCAAAAATATGAAATATTACAACGAAGGTATATTGGCAACATCTTTGGCTAGTGCGGCATTAAGAGCGGCAGGAAATATGAAAAGCGGCAAGTTGGTTAAAGTGCATCAAAATATATTAATGTTTAAAAAACAAGAATAATTTGTTTGTTTATTGAAATATTATCATTATCTTTGCACCCGAAAATCGTAACGCGTTGTCGGTCATATAGGCGCAAAAGATAAAAATATAAGTATATACTAATTTTGCCGATACGGGCAATGTGAAAGTTGAATGACCGCAACAAGTAGCATTGCCCGTTAGGTTTTTAAACGGTCATAATATGAAATATTCAATTTTGGGATTTAACCAAGAAAAAGTATTGGAGCTACAAGAAACAATTGTAGATGAAATTTTTGGTAAAACAAAAGTTATAAAAAGAATTGATGTTGTAGACCTTCTAATATTGCAAGACATCGCCGACTTTATGAATAGGCGCAACATCATAAAGTATGTGATAGACGAAAAAACATTCTTTAGCATTAAGTATCAAGTTATCATTAACGACCTACCAATACTAAACATAAAACAACAAGCATTAAGCGATAGACTAAAGAAATTATGTGATTTTGGCTTATTGGAAAAAGCAATTGTTAAAAACCAATCTGGTAGTTATACGGCTTTCCGTATAGGAAAAGCCTACGAAGATATAGTTTATAACAATGAATATTCTATCATAAGTATGGAAAATCATTCGCACAAGTATTTAGATACAGGTGCAAAAGTAGCGGAATACAAGTGCAATATAAATAATAATAATAATAATATAGATAATAACAACTCATCTACTATTAACAATAATAAAGAAAAAGGTATTAACATACCTTTAAAGAAAAATGATTTTCAAGAAATAGTTGATTGTTGGAACGAACATAATGGAAAGAAACTTGGTAAAGTAACAAAAATAACCGACAAACGCAAAAGAGCAATTAAAAGAGCTTTAGATGACAATGATATTACGCAAGAACAACTAATACAGTTTTTCAAAACATTGCCATTTGCAGACAAGTGGCTTTACAATCCAAACAAACAACATGCTAATTGGAAACCAGATTTTGATTGGTGGCTCGCTAATACAAATGGATGGCTTACTAAAGCGTTGGAAGGAAAAGTGCATCTAGAAAATCCACAAGCATTTTCGACAATAATGTTAGGTAAGGATGCGCCGTATTCACCAGAATGCGGTGGTAGTCTATGGTGGAACGATTATTACAAATGCTTTATGTATACGGGGTATTGGGATGGTCACATTCCAGATGGCTACAATGACGATAACCGTCCTCACGGTGCTACAATTACTCTTAACAACGGACGCGGTACTATCACTTGGAATAGTGAAACAAAAACATGGGATAAAGTACAAAAATAAAAAAACAGAATATATTAGTACAGGATATAGTACAAAATTAGAAAAAATAGCAAAATGGAAATAAAAGGAAAAGTACATTGTTTCTTTGAACAATCTGGTACGTTCAAGAACGAGTTTATCAAACTCGGAATACCCGCCGAAGATTATGATATACAAAACAATTTTAATGAAACAGACCATCAGATTGATTTGTTTGCTGAGATAGAAACTGCTTACAATGGGGGGCAATCAGTATTTGATAATATAACAAAGGATGATTTAATCATGGCTTTCTTCCCTTGTATTAAGTTTTGTAACATTGCTGAGTATAATCAACGTAGTGCGCAAGAAAAATGGAGAAGAGACGGAATGGATATTCATCGTATATACGAATTATTGAAAAAGCAAAGTGATGAAAGATATTACTTTTACCAATTAGCACTTAAAATGCACGGTGCGGTAGAATTTCATGGATTGAGGATGATTATGGAAAATCCTTGGCATGAAACAAACTATACAAATTATTTTTGGTTTATGAAACCATCTATAATAGACCATGATAGAACAAGAAGAGGCGATTATTTCAAGAAGCCAACAGGATATTGGTTTACTGGTTGCGAACCAACTTGCGGATATAGTTTTCAGCCAACGCCAACTAACCAAAGAAAGAGGATTGGTATGACACAAGCATGGCGCGATAAAAAAGAAGGCTTTTCGTACCAAACAGCAAAAGGTAGTTCAAAAGTAGGTTTGTGTAGCGAAGAGCGCAGCATGATTTCGCCCGACTATGCAAGGAATTTCATCTGCGACTTTATATTAGGAAAAGAGCAAGAAATCTCTCAATTAACACTATTTTGATATGGAACTAAACAAGGCAAATAAGCTTATTCTAATTATATAATTATGATTGATAAGATAGAATTAAAAAAGACTTGGGATTTGTTTGTCGGCGAAAATGGATTTACCGAGGTGCGGATATTGGGAAGATTCCAATATAGTGGATATTTTAAGTCTTTTGAAAATTTATGTGCACAACTTGAACCATATACCAATATGGACGATGAGCAAATTTATTTCGTAATGAACAAAATTAAGGATGATTGCTATGCCAGACCTCAATGCGAGAAGTTTGTTAAGTCTCCGAAAGCCACAACTAAAGATGACGAAACCATAATAAGAAAATGGCTTCTTTGCGATTTTGACCCCGTGCGATTACCTAACATATCATCGTCAAACGAACAATTTGAACTTGCACACAAGAAAGCGCAAGACGTTTTCCGTTTCTTGAAAGAGAAAGGCTTTTCGGATATGGTTGTTGCAATAAGTGGTTCTGGATGGCATTTGCTGATTCCAGTAAACATTCAGTGTAATGACGAAACCGACAAGGTTGTAAAGGACTTCTATACATACATGGGTAGCGTGTTTAGTGATGACAAGGTTGAATTTGACGAAAAAGTTTACAACAGGTCACGCATTACAAAACTATACTCTACTTATGCAAAGAAAGGCGCAAACCTACCAACAAATCCTTGGCGACAATCAAAGATTGTTTATATACCAAAAGAGTTAGTTCCAACACCAATAGAAAAGATTAAGGAACTTGCAGACTTGTTGCCAAAGGAAGAACCTAAGACCGCAACTAGCGTGCGCAACCCATATCGGCAAAGCGCAATGTCTTTTGATTTACGGTCGTGGTTAAATAGTCACGGCATTGTCTACAAGGAGGAAAAGCAAGGTGCAAGCACTAGGTTTACACTTGAATATTGCCCATGGGTGGACACGCATTCAGACCATAAGAAATGGGATAGTGCATTATTCTTGGACACGGAAGGTAAAATCACGTTCAATTGTCAACATTCACATTGCAAGGATAAGACGTGGCATGACTTTCGTGTGTTCTACGAACCCGATGCATATTCTAAACCACAATGGCAACCGCAAACGTATTATGCGCCGCGTCAATATATGCCGCAACAAAAGCCAAAGTATGAAATCAAGGATGAATTGCCAGAACTTGGTGAAAAGTGGCTTTCGATGAGCGACATAACGAAGATAGACATCACACAGCTTGAAAATGTAAAAACTGGATTCTTCGGCCTAGATAAAGAGATTGTTGGCTTGAATATGTCCGAGGTCACAATCCTTAGTGGTAGTAATTCTAGCGGTAAATCATCATGGTTGAATACTTTGATACTTAATATTATCCAACAAGGCTTTAAGGTTGCATTGTGGTCAGGTGAATTACGCCCAGACATCCTAAAGGCATGGATTCAGATGGTAGCGGCAGGAAAACGATGGTTAAAACCGTCACAATATGGCGATGGAAAGTATTTTGTTCCAAACAATATTGCCGAAAAAGTTGATGAATGGATGAACGGAAAGTTCTTTCTTTACAACAATGAATATGGCAACACATGGGAGCAAATATTCCACGACATGACGGAACTATTGAAAGCAAGCGTAAAAGTGTTTATTCTTGATAACTTGTTTAGCTTGAATATTGACCTATTGGAAGGTGACAAAAACAATAAGCAGCGTGAACTAATTCTTCAAGTAAAAGACTTTGCGAAGAAAAATCAAGTTCACATCATTCTTGTTGCACACCCAAGAAAGGTTACAACATTCCTACGAAAGACTGATATTAGCGGTAGTAGCGATTTGACGAATGCCGTTGATAATGTGTTTATCATTCACCGTGTGAATCAAGACTTTTTCCGTTCTGGCGCAGAATTCTTTGGTAATGGCGAAATTCAAAAGTTCCAAGGATTTGGAAATGTTCTAGAGGTTGCAAAAAACCGAATGTATGGCGTTGTTGATTATCTTGTCGGTTTTCATTATGAAATTGAAAGTAGACGATTCAAAAACACAATGGACGAGGAAGTGCATTATGGGTGGGAACAAAAAGTTGAGCAAAGTGCCATGCCGTTTATTAAAGATGAACCGCCCAAAACAAGTGGTATGCCATTCGATGCTCCTACGCTTGACGAAGCACCATTTTGATAAAAAATCACAATTAGAAAACAATTATTTGGTATATTCAAAATTATTATTTATATTTGCACCAAAATTCACTAAACGAAAATTTTAAAGTATGGAAACAATTAAGTTTAATGTTGATGAAATGTTGCCACAGTTGCAATTGGTTTCATCGGTTATCAATGGAAAATCGGCTTTACAGATTCTAGACACATTGTTGTTTGAATCTACGGATGATGGCATAATTAAAATTACATCATCGGACAATGATACATGGCTTACAACCTATGTAGACCCTATCGAATGTACCTTTATGGGTAGCTTTTGTGTAAATGCCCAAAATATTGCGTCTGCGCTTAGAAATCTTGTTGGTAGTGTAATTACACTAGAGGTACAAAAAGAATCCAACACGCTTAAAGGAAATTATGAAAACGGGCATTTTTCAATCCCTTGTGAAGATGCCGAAAACTATCCAAAGCCAGATGTTGTCAACAAAATTATAGAAAGCGATGCAACAACACATAAAGCAATAAAAGGTGAACACCTTGCAAATAGTATTTCAGCAACAGACTATGCGGTAGGTAATGATGTGTTGCGCCCAGTTATGAATGGCATTCATTTTGATTTCTTTAAGGACGGCATGTTTGTTGTGGCTACGGATGGTCACAAAATGGTAAAGCATTCAAATGCCATGGTTACAAGTGATGTTGATAGTGCATTCACACTTCCGTCTAAACCATCAAAAATCCTAAAAAATGTTCTTTCTTCTAGCGAGGACGTTTACATTTCGTACAATGAATCATGTGTTCGTTTTATACAAAACAACTTTAGGCTTATTACAAGACTACAAGAAGGTCGCTACCCAAATTACAATAGCGTGATTCCGACAAACAATAATCTTGTAGCAACATTACCTAAAGAGCAGTTTGTTGCGGCATTGAAACGCGTATTGCCAATGGGTAGTTCAACTAGCGAACTTGTTGTTCTTTCTTTTGAAAATGATAGCTTGACGATTAACGCCGAGGATATTGATTTCGCAACTAGCGCAAAAGAAACCGTCGAATGTGCATACAACATGCAACCTATCAATATCGGTTTTAAGGGTAGTGTGTTGTTGCAAGTTGTTCAAAACATTAAATCTAGCGATATTGTAATGGCGATGTCAGCACCAGAAAAGTCCGCTTTGTTTATGGCAAAGGATAGTGATGACAATATCAATACACTTTCGCTATTAATGCCGATGCTTATCAATTAAAACACAAAAAACGAAAAGTTATGAGAGAATCAGGTTATTACCCGCCTGGCGCAGAATTCGACTCCAATGCGCCGTACAACCAAGTGGAAAATGAAACTAAGGATTTTGACTGCGACGTTACATGCACGCTTTGTAAATGCATGTCAATTCCTACTACAATGTATCGTGAAATCATTGAACCTCCATGTGAACCAGATGATTTTGGATGCCATTGTTTTGAGTTTGACGATGATATAAATTGGGAACAAGAATTGGCTTCATCTAAACATCTTGACCCATTAGACCTTATCACCGCAATGGCAAACGAAATTCTTGCTTTGAAAGAAAAAGAAATGTCGGAAATAAAAAACGAAGATGTTTCTTCAAAAGAAACGCGTGCAAAGATAAAGCATATTTCGCATCTTTCGTATCTGCTTGACGAGGCTAGCGATTGGGAACTTGTTGAAACCGAAATCGAGCCAATATGACCAAAGAAGAAATCATAACATGTGGAGTGGGTAGCGATAATGAAAAGTCGCTATTCATTTCCACTTTTAAGGAAAAGCGTAATGCCGAGGTTGTTGCCGTGCTAGGTGCTTGGATGGACAACGGTTTTAAGTACGAAGATGTTGTGTTTGAAAACTTTGTCTTGTCGGAAATGATTTGGGCGTTACCATACGTCCTTAACTATGGAAAAGATGGGAAATGGAAAGAAAAAGGTAGTGCTAGCATGATTGGAATCTTGACGTATTCAAATCTTCACAACCTACTAACAAAGCTATATGAAACGTACATCATGAATGAAGATTTGGAGCACGCTTTTTACAAGTATTTCCAAAATTACAAAAGGCATAAATGCAAATATGCTCATGATGCATTGTCATTGATTTTTAGCGGAAACACTGGGTTTCCAACAATAAGAAGCAATGGCACATTCTATCGCTATAATCTCCTTTTCTATTGGCTTACATATAAGCTAAAGATTTGGAAGTATGCAAGCATAGGATTGTTGCCATGCAATGACAAAATTTTTGAAAATGCCTACAAGTATGGCGTGATACCTAAAAGAATGAAATCTACACTAACGAACACTATTAAGCTAACTCAAATAGCAAAAGAAATGTTTGGTGACAACGACTTTTATAAGCTATATGAATTTTTAAATTTCTACAAGGAATGAAAGAACGTGGCTACAACAACGGTTTCATACAACGCAAAGCTGGCGGAAAGTATGAAGGTGAAATAGAAATAGACGGCGTTGACTTGTCGCCGATTGAAGGTATTTTCTTTAAAGACGAAAAAGGAGATACTTATTTGTGGCTAAAGAGAAAACCTATGCTAGAATATAATTTGGAAACTGGCGAATACTACAATAAAAGACGCGAACCGATGTGGGAGGCATATTTAAAGAAACAGCCAAAAGGTGTTTTATCCTTTAAAGGCGAATTCGTCTTTTTTCGGTTTTGCTATACCATTGTAGCTATCATTGATTCCGTGATAGGAAAAGAAAAGCAACGTCTAAACTTTTTTGTTGAAAGAAAGCCTATGGGTGAACAAACTATTATTAACAACATAAACAAAAGGAAAAGCGATGAAAGGAGAAAATGAAATACTTTCCGAATGGGATAATGTAGAGCAAACCGTTGTTTCTGAAATAGAACATGTTGTTTCAAAGTATGATTATGTCTGTATCAACTTTCTTGCTTGTCATATTGCCGCGATGTGCAATGTAGATGTTGCCGACATGCTTTCATCATGCGACAAAGTATATCTATCTCAAGCTAGGTGGTTGTATTGGTATGCGGTAAGATACATGACAAACGAAACGTATGAAAGGATAGCGCAAAAAACATCAATGGAAAGATGTAAGTTTTCAAGTGAATCAATACGCGTCGGTTGCCAGAAAATAGCCATGTTAATTGAAACCGATTATATATGGGCAAATAGATGGAAACTTATCAAACATATCATTAAGCTAAAATACAAAAAAGATGACGAAAACAAAAAGCAAAAGATTGTTGTAAACATACCGATTTCGTCCAATATTGAGGTGGAAATTTTAAAAAAGTAACTAATAATAGGCTACAGCTCTACCTTTATTTTGTACACGAATTAAACGAATTGAACGAATTATCAAGGAACTATGATTAAAGAATTTGTAAAGGCATGGGATGCCAACAAGGAAAAGCTGAGAAACTATATTGCTTCTCACGACCAAGCAGAGTACGATGAATACTCGAAGATTGTGCGGATGATTTTCGAGCAAGTGATTAACCCCTACTACAAAGGTACTGAATACAGCGAGTTCGACCTTGACAAAATCTACGAGATTGACGATGGCGATTATCAAGGTACGTTGATGTATCTGATTCCGTGCGAGACTTACCAGCCGTCGCAATGGGAGTACGTTATTACCTTTGTCGGCTACGGCTCTTGCAGCGGTTGTGATACTCTGTTGGGTATCAATGGCTATGGCTACGACAAGCCTACGAGCGAACAAGTGAAGGAATACATGGACTTGTGTTTGCACATTCTTCAGCATTGCAAGTTCCCGTACAACGACCAAGATGAGGACTGACGTATGAGCGAAAAATACAGTCAGATACGCATCTTTCTCGCTGACACAGGCGAGGAGGTTGCAATGGCGAAGGATGCACTGGTACACCTATCGCCAACGGAAGAGCAAGAGCAGGAACCATCGAAGTGGTCGCCACACGGCTACGAGATAACGGGAACGCTGACCACTACGCCCGAAGAGTCCGAGCAATTCCGCAAAATCATTGAAAGCATGAAGTTCAGCCGCAAGGAACTCCGCAAGATGTTCCATGCCGTCACTCATGGCGGTGCGATAGTCTTTCAGTCGTACTTCAATGCCGAATACGACAACGGCGAGACTGAGGAGTTTGTGCGCAACATCTATATCAATCGCCCACGCATCCTGCGAAAGATGATAGCAGCCAACCGTCGATTCCGTTTCAATTACGACATAGTGCAACACTTCGACCCAAAGGATAAAATCATTCTATCGGAGTTAGAGCGGTAGCAAATTCTTCACTCTTCACTTTTCACTATTCATTCTTCACCCTATAACTCTCAGAGTAATTATTATGTAGTTAAGTAGATATGAAACACGAACAAGTAATTTTAGGTAACGCGCCATCAAAAGCCAATCAATACAAGATTATCACTATTAAGGGACATGGCAGCCTGGCGAAAACGAAAGCATTAAAAGAATACGAAGAAAAGTTCTATCTTCAATGCGGCGCGTATCGCAACAAAAACATTGATGGCTTTTTTGAACTTTATGTTGATGTGTATTTTCATTCCAACCAACCAGACCTTGACAACTCATTGAAATGCCTGCTTGACTGCCTACAAACGTGCAATGCAATAAAGAATGACCGAAACTGCGTAAAGATTGTTGCCAACAAGTTCATTGACAAGAATAACCCGCGCATTGAATTCACATTGGTCGAAGTTGGCGGTGTGGAAACAAAAAATAGTAAACAACCAGAATTATTTTAGATTATGCTTAGTTATATTGACAATGTAGAAAGACTACACACAAGAAGTATCACGTTCACGGAAAAACAATACCTTTTCGTGTTACAAACGGCATTAGGCGAGGATATAGAAGTTGCCTACGCAATGATTTTTGACACGAAAGAATTCAAAAGAGTTATTGGAACGGAGGATGAGGCAGCATATCTATCAAAAATAAAGAAAGATGCGGAACTTGCCATTCAATCACAAGAATGCCAACAACTCAAAGAACTTATCGAAGAACAATTTCGCGCAGAAATCCAAAAGCGTGCAACAAATCTCAAAAACTACAAGTTTTCAGCAGAAGAAATTGTTCAGATGCTTTCCAACTTGCTTGCATCAAGAAGCGAAAACCTTGAAGAAGCAAGCGTGCGTGACATTACGGCACTTATCCGTGAACTTGCATCACAAGGCGCATTAGAGGGCGGTGACGGTTTCCAAAAGCATTTTATCAATGTCTACCCACCATTTACGGCAATGTGTCCGTCTTGTAATCATGAAATAGACATCGCAAGGGGAGTTAGTAGTATTTGCCCATTCTGCGGATGCAAGTTTACTTGGTCTGAAGACGAGCAACGATTTTACCCACAACCAGTTAAATTATAATAATTGTTATGGAAACAAGATTGAATGACAACGAAGTAAAAGAAGTTGCAAGAATGCAAGCGAAGATAGATGCTTATGAAAGATTCATAAGTTCTCTTTTTATAATGATGTTAAGCGATAAAGACATCACCATTCCAAAAATTTACGGAACGGATTTTGACGAGGAAATGAATAAAATTTGGCGATGGGTAAAAGAACACAAAGATAAGCAATAAGAATAAACCCGTCTATTTCGCGTTTTAAACGTCTTAGGCGGGTTTTCTTTATTTATCCTTTGTGGTTGTCTACAATACATAAAAGACGCGCTTATTCGGCCTTATTTTCAATTTCTATTGCTTGTTCGTCGTCATCAATCGTTTTCTTTAGATAATCCGCACTTGATTGAGTAGTACCTGCCCCATTCCAATTAAACATTGAGCTAATAATTCCAAGTGCAAACATATCGGTAAAGCCACCACAGCCAAATTGGATTTTTGCACCCCACAAAAGATTACAAAGAGTACTTAAATGGGTTTCGGTAGCCATTTTGTCCTTTTGATATTTCTGCTTGTCGAATTCATCAAGTTTGAAAAAATCTTCCGAATAACAGAAACGAGTTTTTTCCACAAGGCTGTCAAGAGTTACCTTGTATTCTTTTAATAGTTTTTCTCTTTCCATAGTTAGTTTGTTATCATTTTTTTGTTATCATTTTTAGTAACATGGTTCGCCAATTTCCTCTACCACTAGCCGCATTAATTCGCCTTGTAGGTATGCAGCTGGTTCTTGGTCGTATGGTTCGCCATAGTAATCAATAATCGCGGTTGTGGCATGATATAATTCGTGGTTTATGGTACTCCAAAATTCACCCACCGACGTTTGCTTTCCAATATATATGCTTGTCATACGCAAAGCATCATTGGAAATCGTCATGCCAGTGTTTGGTGCGGAAAGAATGTTAAGGGACTTGCGAATATTCTTGTCATTCATGCCAAAAGAATATAATGCGGCATAAATGTCCTTGTAATCCATTTCGTCGAAATCATAGTTCAACAAGATTCCCCAATCACCGTCACCGACCTCTAAATATTTTGTAATCATAAGCCTAAATCATCATATCCCAAAATATTACAACACCTTTACAAGTACAATCGGCAAGAAAGCGTGAAAACACAATTCCCTCATAGCCGTCTACATCGCAAATAACATCTTCAATGTAACGCGCCATGTGTTCCTCGTCTTCAATGCTACTTCCCCAATAGTCAGCCTTTACCATGTTTGCTAGATAAAGTGCATCATACCAATCATTCGGTTCTAGTTCTATTTTATGCTTTTCTAGCAATTCTTTCAATTCCTCCATTTTCATTGGAGTAATTTTCTTGAGCATTCCAGATGCATTATCTTCCCTTTTCATCATATCGGTTGCAAACTTACACAAGTTCTTGTTGAAATGCCAACCATAGAAAGATAAATATTGTTCCATGTCCTCTGGGACGCAATAGTTAGATAATGTATTTCCCATTTTTCTTTTTGTTTGTTAAGTGATAAATAAAAAAGGGTAGGGCAAGAACCCCACCCCATTTGAATAAGATAGATTACATATAACGACCACGGCTATCACGCTGACGGCGATATTCCATGTCATCATCTTCCATCTCCATCTCCTTGTCATCCCATCCGTGCTTATAGCCTTGGCGATAACCGTCACGATAGTTTCCACTACCGCCGCTAGTTCCACCATAAGAGCGATAACCACCGCTACGCATTGAACGACGCATCTGTTGGCGCATCTTTTCCTGCGAACCGCCATCTTCCTTGTCAACAAAAATCCATGCCATAGTTCTTGATGTTTTTTAGATTGGACTTACAAAGACTAAGCAGACGGCGAATCAAGTTTTTGCAAAATAGAAAGAATGCTATCCAACTTTGCATCGGTAGCAGTTTGCCTTTCTTCTAATGCTTTGATAGTCCTTGCTTGTTTCTTTTCCTCGGCATAACGTGGATTAAGCACTTCAAGCATTTTCTCGCTTTCAGAGATTACCGCCTTGTGGTAAGGGATTTGGTCAAGTGCTTTTTTAGATGTTTGTAACATAGCATCTACGGCTTGCAACATAGCTTCACGACTACCGCTAAACGTGTCATTTCCACGGGCAGCGATTTCTACATTGATAGGTATTTCACTAAATGTTTCATCACGACCATTGATTGTTACTACTACGTCAACAACCTGCTGCATTTGAACGCCAGCCATGATGTTTGGCGTTTGTGTCGGAAACTTTGCGCGTGGTTGCGACTTCGACTTCACTACACCAACCTCAAGGATTGGCTTTTCTCCTTTTTTGAGAACATAGAACGGATTGCCATTACCTAAACTTTGAAAGTCCATTTTTGTTTTGTTTTAATTGTTAATCACTAGTTTTACACAATAGTTCTTGACATAAGAGCCAACGTGCCGTTAAATCGGTCATTAAACACGAGGAACACATTTGTTGCCAAAAGGTCTGCAACGGTCACCGCAGTTCCATTGGGCAACGTAAGGCTACGCGTTGTGCCGTTCATTGTCAATGTTACTGGGAGCGTTGTCGTTGCGTCGGACGGAATAGCATTGTCCATGTGAACCGTGAAATATCCTATTGGCTGAATACGCCTAAAACCAAGCGCAATGTCAACCGATTCAGTTCCTACGGTAACATTTGTGTTGCTAATATACGGAATACCACCCGCATTTGTTGTTACATTTGCAAAACAACTCATACTTTTTACCTCCTATATTTATGCCGTTGATTAGAACACAATGTTATTGCCAAATCCGTTGCCAAAACCATTGTAGCCATAGCCACCATAGAAACCACCACTAACATACGGAGTGGCGTTTATTGCAACAAGATTGGGGTATTGCACGTTTACGGTTTCGGGGAGCTTGCACTTGATGTCATCAACTTCACGGGCAAGCGAGTTAAGTGATGCATTAAGTGGCGCAACGGCTTGCTGAACGATGCCTGCGGTGAAATTCTGCGATTCAAGTTTGGCAACCTGTGCCGTAAGGCTAGTGATTTCGCGGTCTTTGCGACTAGACTCAAGAGCATCAATCTTGTTGTCAAGAGCAAGATAGTTGCGGTTCATGGTGTCGGTAAGCGCATATGTCTGCTGACACATCGAAAGCTGGTCTGCGGCTGCTTTTGCGGCAACTTGCTGACCTACGCCATTGATGCTATTTTGCAAAGCGTTTGTCTGCTGACATGTGGCAAGCTGTTGGTCGCAGCAACACTTTTGAATGGTGCTAGCAAGATTGGCATCACCAGCCTGGACGGCGTTAATCAGTTGCAAGGTTGACATGCCCTGTGTGTTCGCAATTTGGTTGAGCGTGTTCTGAGCCGACTGAATACCTGCGTTCACAAGGTTAAAGTCTTGCCCAAGCATTGTGGAAAGAGTTTGAATTGCCGTGCGCGAAGCTTCGCCTTGGTTAGTGATAGCATTCATGAGCAACTCGCGGCCAGAATCATTGTTGAGCTGATTGCTGATGAAACCTGCGCCGCCATTGCCGCCCCATCCACCGCCAAAACCACCAAAGCCATTACCACCCCATCCAAACATGGATGCGATGATTGCAAGACCAAAGAGGTCGGCGATAGAATTAAAGCCATTACCATTGCCAAACATGCCACCATTTCCATAGCCGCCAAAGCCAATAGGAATAGAGAAAGGAATGGTTGCATTACCATTGTTCCCATTTTCGGGAAGTTGATAAATTTCTGCCATAATGTTTTTTTGTTTTAAATGATTTAAATTTTGACTACATAACGCGTTACTTTTGCAAATGTAAGCCAAAAACGCATTATGGCATGCTTGGACTACTTTGTGTCCATAAGTGTCAAAAAGCAAAAAAGGTGCTAGACCAAAATCTAACACCTTCAACAATATAGCTATAGTACAAGAACAGAAAGTTTCCTTTGTGCGTTATTACGAAGATATGTTTCCTCTTACACAACTCCAATAAAGTAATTCATTGTCATCCCCATCAATAGTAATTTTGCATTCAAATCTCACGAAGCAATTAGGTGCTATTGTCGTGCTATTAAAGCTAGGGTTCGTTGCTGGGATTGTTGTTTTACCATTTTCCCAAAATGTTTTTCCAGTGATTGGAATTGTAACGCTAGACTTGTTGTATAATAATATAGACTGTCCAACTAGCGAACGAACAAAATCACCACTAATAGGCATTAAAATGCCAGAGAAGTTGCTTGGCAACGATTCTATTTCCATCCAAGTTGATGCTTTTTCAAAGTCAAAAACATATTCTGAATAACCCCATGTATCATCTGGCTTTAAATAATCTAGATAATTACTTGAATTAATAACCGTCTTTCGTTTCATTTGCAGTCCGCTAAAGATACAATTGCCGTTTTCGTCCCAAGTAATATTCTTGTTTGCGAGGAAACCGCTACCATCAGGGTTAAAGCGAATGTTGTCACCACCAAAGTGCGCATAACCGCTACGCCAATCAATAGCAACACGAGGAATGAAAGGATTAGTTGCTCTTATTGACATGTATTCAACACGCCCCGACGTTCCAGATGCGGACATATATGCATCTATGGTTATATCGCCACTTGACGTTGGTGTAAACGTGTATGTGGTTGTGGTTTGCGTTCTAGACGATATTGACAAGTAACTAGAAGATGCTGCAGAACTACTATTTTTAAAATATGGTCTAACGCGCAAAGTTCCACTATTTGCATATCCTTTTACCGTAATTCTATACGAAAGACCACTAACAACAGTCACGGAAGTTTCAACAAGCCTTGTGTGTGTTGTTGTGTTAATATCTCTAGGTGCATCAAGCAACATTCTTTCATCGGCATTCATAAACGATGGAGTAACCTTGTTGTACTCCGCACTATTA